GTTGAAGCGCTTAAGCTGAGCCTCGGCGCTAGTTGTGTCGGCATCAACGCCGACTTTTGTTCTTTGCTGCTGCGCCATATGCGCCAAGCCATGTAGCTTCTCTTCTGCGCGAGTTGTGTCGGCGCCTACATCAATGACAATTCCCGACATATATAATCCTCCTATACAGGGTAAGTTTACGTGAAATATTATTCACACGGTATCGGATCGATAAAAAGCCCCTATAGAGTATTCTCCATAGGGGGTTAAATTACCTTACAATTGTCCCATTTGCTTTCACGCCTGGATGACTTAGTACGGTTCGCTCGACAAAGTGCGTAGGAGCCTGCGTAGAGGACCCTGCGTTAAGTTCGTCGATGTACTCAACATCGTTAACTATCCGGTCACCTTCCACTCGCCAGCCATCCCTAGCCGCGCCTGTGTCGATCGGCGTGGCCTCTTTCAAGGCCTCAACCATCTTGTGCATTTCTGCTTGTTTTAATTGCTCTACAACTTGCGCTAATGATTTCATTCTACATCCCCAGTACGTGGCCACCTGTAGCAGTCAGCAATTGCGCCAAGACTCCAGTGCCTTTCAGAGCCACCTTACCCTCTTCAAGCTCTTCGCTAGGAGGGTGATAAATGGCATTTAGCGACGGAAATAACACCCATGGCTTTTCTTTTACGCCCTGCGCTTGCAGATGCTTAGAGGCTCTATCGTCAGCTCTCCAGTCTACAGGTCTACGCTCAAAGTAGTTCAGCCATCCAAGAAATTCGTCGTAAGAGATCGATTCTGAGAGCTCCTTCACGGTCTTCTTGAGATGAAAGGCCACTTCGAACACAGCCATCTCATCATCAGCGAGAACTACTTTGTGTCTTTAGTCCCCATGCCTGAGAACTTCATAATATCATCAGCGAGTTTGCTAAGTTCATCCATAGGGAATGTAGCAAAGTCTTCGTCGCTTAAATCTGTTGCGCCCTCTGCCGATTGACGGATTACCATTTTTAGTAAATCCATACCGGCATCGTCACTAGCGTTGTCCTTGTTTGCCTCCATTTCTTTCGCAAGACGCTGGATTTGCATCACTTCGTCCAAGTTGAGTTTAGAGATTTTGACGTTGGTGCCCATGAACTTAGCGTCACGAGTAACACGTTGACCTACTAAGCCTTTTAAACCTTTTGCTGCTTCAGTTGATGTTGTCATTGGGAGAATCCTTATATGATTGGTGGAAGTCATTGATGACCCCTCTTAATTGATGTAAAATAGATAGTGTGTGAAGAACCCGTGCAGACATTTGTGCGTTGCCTGCGTATTCTTCTACACGTTCGATGGTTTTGTTAATGCTAAAATCCACATTACGAAGGAGGTACCCGACAGTTAAGTCAAGTACCTTCTCTGTGTTGAGCTGTGGAAGTTTGCGACGTCCCTGCTCAGCCATTCAGATGCCTACTTTTACGAGAATGTGTAGGCGCCTTTGATTTCTGATTGAATAGAAATCGTTACTTTGGCTGTCATTGCATCTGTCAAGCTTGGAGTGACTTCGATAGCTTCGAGTTTCCCCAAAAAGTAATACGAAGAGTGCTGGATAGCTGCAAGGCTGGAGTTGGCCTTAATGTCCGCATTGCTTCCAAAGTCTTGCGGCGCTTCGGCCTGCAGAGTGAAGCGGAACATGTGCAATTTGTTATCGCCGATCTTTAACTCATTGAATCCATTGAGCTTATCATCGGACCAATTGCCAGGAATGAAGTTGACAGTCAACTCCATGTTGTTAAGATCGGCTTGACCGTTAACCTGTTTAGAAGTCTTAGAGCCGTAGGTGGGGACTTTAACGATATTTGCGGGAGTACCGATAGCAGGGAACTCCTTAACATTCTTAAAGTATGTGCAACCTGATGTAGCATTAGCAAGGCTAGCGACCGTATTAAATAACGTAACGGCGTCGCCGTTAGCTGCATCACTTACATGTGTAGCGAATTGATCAGGTGTTACAGTGCCTACAGTAACTGCTAAGCTAGTAAACATCGCTGCGCTGATTGAGTCAATATGTGCCATTAGAGTGTTCCTTGCGTCCAAGCGCCTGAGATTTTAGATTGAATAGCAATGGTTAATTTAGCGGTGACAGCATCTGTCAAGCTAGGGGTGACCTCCATCGCTTCGATTTTACCGATGAAATAATAGATTGAGTTATCTTTCACCGACAACCCAGTCTCACTGCCTGAAGTGGACACACCGTTGACGTAAGACGCAGGTGCTTCCCCGAGCAACGTGAAGCGGAATAAGTACAATTTACCATCACCTACTGAAGGGATATTGGTATTGGTCCCTCCAGTAGAGGATAACGCTGCGCCACTGCCGTCTGAGTCGTGAATAGCGCCGCCTTTCCAGTTCGCAGGGACGTAGTTGACAGTCAACTCCATGTTATTAAGGTCAGCCTGGCCGTTAACCTGTTTAGAAGTCTTAGAACCGTATTCTGGAACTTTTGTGATGTTCGCAGGGGTCCCGATCGCAGGGAACTCCTTGACGTCGGTGATGCGCACATAATTCGCGAATAATGCGCCGACATCGGCCTTCTTGTCTGCAGCGTCCGTACCACCGTCAAAAGCAGTCTTGACGAGAGCGTGGGTGAGCTTAGTATCGCTACCTGCTGCGTCTTGGTTGGCGAATGCGGCGTCTAACGCATTAAGCTTGCCTGTCAGATTGGCCTCAAGCCAATCAAGTGAAACTGTACTATCTAACGGCGTTGTGCAGAACGAAAGATCCGTGAACATCGCTGCCGTAATAGATGAGATGTGTGACATATTTATGTACTCTCAAAATAGTTAAAAGGAATTGTGTAGGATGTCCTGAACAATAACGGGTTGGCCTTATCTAGCTCGCCCTTATTCAGTGTACTGGTCTGGAACTGCACAGTGCCTTCATCGGCCTTGCGTGTCTTCTGCGCCAAATACTTATCCAATTTATCAGCGACTTCAAAGGCTCTGTGGGAGCCGCCGTTTGCTGGAGTAAAAATATCGATGATTAAGATTCCTGAAACAGAAGCGCGGTTAGCACCACTGCTGCTTGGAATTATCGATACGCGAATATACTCATTTACCTTCGCGATAAAGTTAGAAGGATACGTCGGAATCTTCTCAGCGACCCAGTCTGTTGAGCCAAATACAGAGTAGACACCCTTCTCTACGGACACATACTTAGACATTCGCAAAAACCTCTACTATTGTTGTATGCTTATTGGATTGGATTGTTCTGCTTACTTTCCAGGGGACTTCGCCGAACATTATTGTGTCGTACAGCGAGACGTCCTCTGCCTTGATTAGCAGTCTTCTTGACTTGTTGCCATCTTCCAGCGTTCTCTCCTTCAAGATGATCGCTTTCGCTTCTAGCTCTCCAATGCCTTCTCGCGCAACAGACGCGGTGGCAAAGTCAAACACAGGAGGCGAAGATAGCACTAAAGTTATATCAACTGCTAAGTCTTTGGCCTTTCTGAACGCAGTGAGCAGCGCTCTATCAACTAATGTTACATATGCCATTAATTCGCCCTCCACCAACCGCGCGAATTGCCTTTTCGTATGGTGAAGCCCGCTAAGCCTTCTCTAATGTACTTAGGGAGTTTGCTCGGTGGTGTTATTCTATCCAGAGAGATGACGTCAATCTTCAAGTTCAGAATAGAGCCTGTTTCGTCGAATATGCCATCATTGTTAAGGTAATGATACGCCAATTCGCAGCACGCAGCGATAATCTTTTTAGGAATGCCGCTAGGGAACTGAATCATAGTGCCACGGCCTACATCATAGTACTCACCTTTTCTAGGCCAGCACATCGGCTGGTCCGGTGACAGCAACGTACCGGACCATGGAAGACCCTCTAAAGTAGAGGTTGCCATGACGAGAGCTTGTGACTTCATAACAATATCAGCGAGTGTCCAGGCAGCTACATCGAGCTTATCCTCAAAGTACAGGTCTGCGGTCTCTACGTCAACGTAAGAGTTAATGCCAAGCTCTAGCGCCATAGTCTTAACCGTGGAAGATAGGTAAAATACCTAAAGACAACACAGACGCTGCTTTACGTTCCCAGACACCTTTGCAAGCATCTGTAGAGGTAGCAGTCGTTAACACTTTCTGAGTGCCGCCCTCAACAACGTCGAAATAGTTAGAGTCAGAAGGGAACGCGTCCGCATTACCTGCCCAGTTGTAACCAGCAGGCGCCAACACGTAACCCCAACGGTTCCATACAGAGGTAGCACCGCCACCTTTGAATTTACGAGCGTCACGGTAAATTTCGGTAGGCTCCGGAACCGACAATTCCTTCATAGCCAAAGCACCAGGGAGCACTACGAATGAGCAGTCTGTACCAGCTAAATTAACACCTGTGCCTGTATTGATCTTTGTCAACTCAGCAGCAGAGAATGCAGCCGAAGCGCGAGTAACGATTAAACGCAACTTACCTTGGAAGATAGAGTTGAAATTCATATTACCTTCAGTGATGCGGTCTTCATCGACTAAGTTAGCTGAGCGGAAAGACGCCATAGTTTTAGGGCTGATCACTAAGTACGCGTAATCTGGCTCATAGTCTTTAAAAGCAGTACCGAATGCTTGTAAGATAGTTTCGGCGCGAACAGCACCAGTAATAGCCGCGTTGCTACCAGAAGCACCACCTGCAGCCAACATCAACGCTGTGTTACCTGCGTCGTAGTAGAAACCAAAGTTCTTGCTAGTAGGGTCATTCACGAAAGACTGACCGCCCAAACCATCAACTGCACCGCCTGCTCTAGAGGTGCCATATAGCACTTCAGACAACGCAACACCTTTTAGTACTGACAAGATAGCATTGTGTTCGTCTTGTGCGCGAGTTTCGCCGAAGTCACGCCCCATTTTAGCAAGACCGTCTTGCTGTGTCACAACAGTCTGCATGTTGACTTTGTCGGCACCGTGCGTACGTAAAGTCTTAATGTACGTCAAGTAATCAGACGCATAACTTGTAGTCGTACCGTCGGTTGCATCTGTGATAGATGCCACGTTAATGGTCGGGTTCAACGGTTTAAACCAGCGAACTTGACCAATGAACGATTCAGTACTTGTATCGATTAAAGGGTTGTCGCCGACAATAGCGGTTCCTGATAATTTTTTAGCGTTTGTATACGCTTCATCGCTGTATGCGCTGATAGCTTCTTGTAAGACGTAATTACTAGCGCCTGCGATGTTTGTACGTGCTGTCATTTACTTAGTTCCTTTTTGGAAGAGGTTTTCCCTCTGAAATATGTTGTAACACTTCTTCTTGAGTCATCTCAAAGACTGACTTCTTAGTAGATGTGCCTGTGTTTGTTGTCGTACCCTGGCTACCTGTGCCGGACGACGCTTTCGCCTTGAATAGAAAAGCATTGTTCTCATTTTCTGAGAAGACTTTCATGAAGTCCTTGATGCTGACAC